GCTCAGCATCCTCGATTCCATCTCCGCCAGGCCCGTCTGCAGCCTGGCCATCAGGAACCCCTGGGGCGTGGCCGTCTCGATCGCGCCGCCGTCCAGGGCCCTGACGGAGACGCCCTGCTGTTCGCACTGGGCCAGCAGGGCATCGGTGTAGGCCGCGTCACGGCCCAGCCGGTCCACGCGGGTCACCAGCAGCTCGGCCACGTCGCCGGCCTGCACCATCGCCATGACCTCCAGCAGGCCATCCCGATCGGTGCTGCGGCCGGTCTCGATGTCGGTGATTACCCAGGCGCAGCCGGCGGCTTCGAGGCGGCTGACCTGGGCTGGGAGGCTGTCCGCCTGGTCGTCCTTGCTGACGCGGGCGTAGCCGATGGCGTGCATAGGATCGGCCCAGAACGGCCGCTCACACTACCCTGCGCTATGGACACCTTTTCCTTGGACACCGGCAGCAGAGCGCACACGGAATCGGTACCCTGAACCATGGACCACCTCCCCACCACCGAACTGGTGATCCGCGACGGGCAGCCGACCTGGCTGGTGCAGTGGCAGGGAGTCGAGGCGGTCAGCTGCAGCCGTCACGCGGCGCTGCGGTCGTTTCGCTGGAAATGCCAACGCCGCGGACTGCAGCTCCCTGGTGGGAGTGAGCAGCCGCGGCGGGGGCCTTCGGAGTGTGATGAGCCGGGGGTGTGATTACCAGTCGCCTTGGCGGGCAACGCGCAGCACCCGGGCGCCAGGCCCAGCCAGCTCCAGGGCAGATGCAATGGCCTGGAGCTGGGTGATGGCGTAGAGCTCGATCGGGCCGGTGGTGAGCTGGACGTGGTAGAGGCGGGGCATCACCGACCCCCCAAGCGCTCAGCCTCACGCCAGGGGGTGCCCAGCAGGGCGGTGACCGTGAACAGCTCGCGCCAGTATTGGGGGCAGTGGCCGGTGGCGCCGATGAGCTGGGCCCTGGCGGTGGCGTTACGGGCTAGGGCGGTGAATAGGGGGGTGGTCATGGGACTACCTCGTTATGTTTCTTGGCATGTTGCTTGCAATACAAGCCATCAGGCCCGTGCCCTCGCTTGCGGCAGCATTGATGAGGGATCCATGTGCTCGACGTTGGCCAGACTTCTTCGATGCACTTAGTTGCATCTTCTGCAGTTCCGCTTGGGCAGCCACCCCAGCAGCCGTAGCGACGTTCTCCATTGATGGTGCGTGTCATGGTGTGGGGTCCAGTTCAGTGGCGAGGGCGAGGAGTTCGCGGCGATCGTGTGTCAGATGATGCGCAGCGGCATGAAGAGCGGAGGCGATGCAGACTTCCTGCCAGTTGTCCTCCAGGGGACCCAGCAGCTCGTAGCGATCGTCAAACGCGGCCACGATGGCTTGTGCTGGGGATGGTGGTGTGGTCATTGGTTGGCCTCCTGTTGAGATGGCGAAACGATCCTCCAATACTTGCATTGCTCTTTTCTCATGCCTGGTTTTGCGTAGACACAGTTATGAAAATTGCCATCGTCAATTACGCACCCGTCTGGCTCTTGATGTGGCTCTAGGTCTACATAGCAGCCATACTTTAGCTGCGGTATATTTCCGCTCATTTGCTTAACAGCATCAGCGGCGTCATACAAGCCCAGCCGATTAGCTATAAGCACAAGGCTGGCCAGTTGGTCTGTCACTGACTCTTGGCTTTGAGGCCAAGCAGGCAGATTGTGTAGGTCAAGGCTCATTGGCTGGCCTCCTGCTCAAGCCATTGGGCAACACGTTCCCACGTCAGGTTCTTGTCGGGGTGCATCTGCGACGCTGCCGCCGCCACCTCACGGATCGCGGCGTGGGCGATGCCTTCCGGGTCCAGCTCGGCATCAATGCCGTACTCAATCCGGGCCGCCACCCTCTCCACCAACCCCCCAGCAGGCCTCGCCTCAGCGCTGGCGGGGATGGGTAGGGCGTGGGGTGGATTAAACTCTTGCAAAAACGGAGTGAGTGCTATGCGAAATCTTTTTCTTTTGTCTCCATAATGCCCATCATCAGGGACATTTTCCCATGGCATAAACAATTCTGCTTCGGGAGGCACAAGAAGTTTTAAGTTTTCAATGTCTCCGCAAGCAACAAACGAGTCGCTTACAAGGTTTGAGTCGCCTTCGTACCAGCATTCGAGAAGTACAAAAGTTTCATAATTCGTGGTTATTTTTGGAATTGTTGTTAAGGTATTGCAACTTGCAAGCGTAAGCTCGCGTGCGATCTTTAGTTGCTCGTCAGTCATGGCATGTGTAGAACTGGCGGGGTGGGGTTCGGTCATGGCGGCCTGGCGTGCATCTGATGCCGAGCGAAGCATGGCAGCCTCAAGCTGGACGCGGGTGACAACGCCCAGCTCAGCCCGCTCGGCAGAGGTGAGGGTGCCGGATTGGATGCGGTGGGCCAGCTCCAGCGCCTCCACCCGCCGAACGATGGCATCAGTGCAGAACCGATGGCTCTCCGCCAGCACCGCCAGGGCGGTCTCCAGTGCTTCGACGCGGGCGCGGAGTTCGAGGAGGCAGGAGGCGATTGATGGATTAGGAATGGCGATCACGTAATGCTTTATTGTTTTCCACTGCTCAGGCGTGGCGCGGTGTTGGTCGGTCATGGCGTGTCTCCGTGGTGGGGTGAGCGATCAAGCAGCCAACAGCCGCCGAACCGTGGTGCGCGAGCACCCCAGTCGATCAGCGATGCGCTGCTGTGTCCAGCCGTCGCGGCGCCACCTGCGGGCGCGTTGCTGGCGGGATTCCGTGGCCCAGAGCAGGAACAGGATGGGCAGCAGCAGCAGGGCCAGGATGGTGCAGGTGATCGTGGTCATGGATCGAATGGCGAGTGGATGGCCAGCGCCGCGCTCGGGCTGCTGACTTGGGAATCATACCGGGTGGGTTCCGGTTCTGCACCCTAGGGGGTGGGGATTGGCATGGCGTGGTGGGGGAGCCAGTGGGTGCATTCATCGTCTTGCCATCCAGCCCTCCATCGCTCCCATTGCAGATTCCAGAACCAGCAGAATCCGTCTTCATCGCAATCCTCCGGCCCCGGCAGCCGCTCAGCGACGGGCACCGGCTGGATGGCGGGTGTGCCCCAGCGGGCGAGGGCCTGCTGCTGAGCGAACCAGATGATCTCATCAATGCCCAGCTCGTCCCATGAGTTGACGGCATCGGCCTGGGCGTTCCAGGCATCGCGCAGATCGTCAAGGCCCATCAGATCCTCATCCGTCGGCCCCTCCGGCTCCGCCACGGGCACGGGCGCCGGCCGGGCGTTGATGGCGGCAGGGTGAGCCAGGATCGCCTCAGCTAGTGCAGCAGCGCCTAGCCGGTGTGTGCCGTCTACCTCGCGGATGATGGCGGCCAACGTGTCCGCGCTCATGGGTGCGGGCACCGGCTCGATGGTGGGGTGGGCGTAGCGGGTGATAAGTGCAGTGGCAAACGTCACGAGCTGCGCGTCTGTGCATTCCCAGCCGTGATCATGAAACGTTCTGCCGCCATCAAAGCCGGAAATCTCCTGTCTATCAAAGGCGCAGTCATCGGCTAGATCCATCACCTGCTTTTCCGTCGGCCCCTCCGGCTCGGGCTGGGCCAGGGCGGTGCGGGCGGCTTTAACGGCTTGAAACAGAGCCTGTTCGTGGTGGTCAGGCCACCTCCCACCATGCTCGTCATACGCCTTCACCAGGCGTTGCAGTTCGGCGCGGTAGTCAGTGCTCATCGTTCATCTCCAGTGTGTGTGAATCCATCCAACCAGTCCGCCACCGAACTGGACCCGCCGTGCCGCTCCCTGAGCACCTGCCCCAGCTCAGCAGTCACGCTGCGGGCGACGGCGGTGCAGGTCTCGCACGGCTTAGAGCACCGCGCCGGCATGGGGCAGGCGGCCAGGGATAACCGGGTGGAGGGTGTTGGCGTGAGCCGGGCCTGATCGCTGGTGACAGGCGCAGTGGCGATGCGGGCCATGGCCTGCAGGGTGGGGGTGGTGTAGGTGATCATCGTGATGGGGTGGGGTTGTGGATGCGGTCGTTCACGATCCGCCGCAGCAGATCGTTCATCCCCTCGCCAGGGCGGAGCTGGCGGCGGAGGGACTCGACCTCGGGGAGGGTGAGGCAGATGGTTAGGCGGCGGGTTTCCATTAGGCGGTCTCCATCTCATCGAGGTTGATCAGACTGCCCTGGTCAGGGTCGCGGGTGTCCTCCACGGCGATCTCCATGTTCTTGATTGCTTGATTGAAATACGACTCTTTCAATTCGATACCGATGCCACGGCGGCCTAGCGACACCGCCCCGTAGACCTCGCTGCCGACGCCCATGAAGGGGGTCAGCACGGTCTCGCCGGGGTTTGACCGCAGGCAGATGGCACGATCGATCACATCCAGTTGCAGCGGGTGAACGTGCTTTTCATCGTCAGGATCCTTGCCATCACGGAACGGCAGAACCCGGCCCATGTTGATGTCATCCCAGATAGATGAGGCATACCGACGCCAGATCCAGTGGCTAAAACGGTTTTCTGTTTGCTTGCCTTTCCAGCCCTTGTAGCGGTGCAGCTCTTGGGGAATGGGACACTCTCCAGCGTAATGGTCAAGCCCGGTCGGATTGGCGATGGGGATCTTGTTCTCTCCGCTGCGGCGGAAGATCAACAGATAATCAGCGGATGCAACACCAGCAAAAGCTGCATCATCCACAATCGTTTTATGCGCCAGGTTCTTCACCATCGTGCGATTGCGCACCCATAGCGGCTCTTTCCAGATGGTGTGTCGTGCTACGTAATGCCAGCCGTGTTGCTCATGCAACCGCACAATTGCGCCAGGCAGATCAAACAGCGCATCCTGCCCGCTGTTGCCGGTTGGAATGTCCGTGCAGTGAACAGCGGTCAACCTGCCAGGCAGTGTTAGGCGGTGCAGTTGCGACACCACATAGCCGTAGTGAAGCAAGAACTGATCATAGTCGTTGTTGTTGCTGATGTCCCGCTCGTTTGAGCTGTAGACGTACAGGCCGGCGAACGGTGGGGAATAGATCGAAAAGTGAACGGACTCGCTCGGCAGTCCCTGCATCACTTCAATGCAGTCGCCGTGATAGATCGCGTAACGGTCAGTGATTACAGCCATGGCGGCAGGGTGATGGTGGTGGTGTTGTAGGTGGGCTTACTGATGGCGATGGAGTGGTTCATCTCTGTCACCAGATTGGAAAACATCTGCTCAGCCTGTTGCCGTTTGCGGCTGAGGTTTTCCATGATTCGCCGCTCCCCTTCCGTCAGGATGATGTCAACCTTGACGGCATGCTTTTGGCCGAACCGCCAGCATCGGCGGACCGACTGGTAGTACTGCTCAAAGCTGTGAGATGGGAAATACGTGATGTGGTTGCAGTGCTGGAAGTTGAGGCCCCATGCGCCGATCTTGGGCTTAGTGATCAGCACCCTGGCGCGACCTTCCGCAAAGTCCACCAGCCTTGACTCCTTCACATCATCCCGATCAGATCCAGAGACCTGAATTGAGTCGGGGACTAGCTGCTGCAACAGGTTCCCCTCCTCGTTCAGGTGGCACCACACAAGAGCGGGTTTGCCCGTAGTGGCGACCATGGCCGCGACCTGTTCGCAGCGATCCTGAACGGTGCGCTTCTTCTCTGCCCGCTGCTCCCGTAGGTCGGTGGCGGGCATAGCAAACAGCATCCCCTCCGGCACCGTGCTGGTTTCGATCAGGTGATCGATCTCATTCAGTGGCGGCAGGATGAAGCGGCCATCGTCAAAGCCAAGGTCCGAGGGCTTGCGGCAGGCCCTGGCCCAGCTGGTGACCCATCTCCAGAACGGCTGCTCAGCGTGCCCCTTAAAGCGCCATTTAGGAGCCTCTCCGTACATCCGCCGGCTAGTCAGGTTGTTCTGGTCGTTCTTGAAGAACCGCGCCAGCATGTCCATGTGACCCATGTAGCCGAGGGCCTCGGAGCTGGTGCCCAGCTCAATGAAGTCATTGGGCGCGGCGGTGGCGGTGGCCAGCAGCCGGTAGGGCACCTTGCGCATGAAGTCGGTGATCTCGTTACGGCGTGCCCCGTCAAACGACTTGAGGATGCTGGATTCATCGCAAACAACACCGCCGAAGTCGGCGGGGTTGAATGCTGACAGCCGTTCATAGTTCGTGATCACGATCCGCCCCATCACGCTGCCATCGCTGGAGCGGTGAGCCTCAATGCCGAACTTTTCACCCTCGCGGATGGTCTGCGCGGCGACGGCCAGCGGGGTCAGGATTAGCACCGGGCGGTCGGTGTGACGCGCCACGTTTTCAGCCCATGTGAGCTGCATGGCGGTTTTGCCCAGACCACAGTCAGCAAAGATTGCGGCGCGGCCCTTGCGGACAGCCCACTCAACTAGGGCTTGCTGGAAGTCAAACAGCTGCGGCGGCATGAACACTGGATCGAAGCCGTGGTCAGCGCCGGTGTGGATCTTGCGGTCTAGGAACTCGGCGTAGGTGGTCATCAGGCGGCCTCCCGCACCAACCGCTCACACAACGCCCACCAGAGCGATGTGGCGAGGGTGGCGGTGCCGACGATGGCCAACACGGCGATGATCTCGACCATGCCGGCGAGGATGGCGAGGGTCATGGCTCCACCTCCCGCACCTGCTGCCGCAGCGCCCGCAGCAGCACCGCCGTGGGCGATTCCCTGAGCATCCCCAGCTGGTGGTCGATCAGCGCAACCACCCGGCCGCGCATCAGCTCCTGGCCCTGGGATAGGGCAGCCTGCAGCGCCGGGGATTCGTGCAGGGCCTCGGTGGCACGGGCGACGGCCGCGCTCTCGGCGGCGAGGGCCTGTTGGTCGGTTTCGATTTGGGCTAGCAGGGTGTCGAGCTGCTGGCGGATGTCGGTGATCTGCATGGGTCAGAAGGGCACGTCGTCTTCGTCGATGTCGCCGCCCAGCGGCGCGGAGTTCCACGCCTGAGCCGGCGCGGCCTGACGGGCTGGGGCCTGCTGCTGGGCCGGGGCCGGGGTGGATGCAGCCGACTCGGCGGCAGTCCACCCGCCTGATTGCTGCTCGCTGTCCTTCTTGGAGCCCATCAGCTCCAGCCGATCAACGCGAATCACGACCTTCGAGCGCTTCTCGCCGCTGGTGCGATCGGTCCAGCTCTCATTGCGAACTGAGCCGATCACGCCGATCAGCGAGCCCTTGCGCACGTAGTCGGCGGCCACCTGGGCCTGCTTGCCCCAGATTTCAAGGTTGAACCAGTCGGGATCTTCATCCCGCTTCATCCGGTTCACCGCCAGGGTGAGGTTGGCCACCATCGTGCCGCTCTCGAAGTAACGGACCTCGGGATCGCGGCCGGCGCGGCCTGTGAGTGTGATGCAGTTCATGGTGTGGGGTTAGGAACCGGTTGTGCAGCCCACCAAGTCACGCAGACCAGGCGGCGGGCAGATCGTCGGGGTCTTCGGTTGGGTCGGGGTCGGGTTCGGCCGGGCCGTTGCACTTGGCGACGGTCTCGGCGCTGATGCCCTGTTGGATGATCCTCTCCAGCACCTTCGCCGGCAGATCCGCCAGCGCGGCGATCTTCCCGCTGCTGACCATCAGGCAGAACGCCATCACGCCGTCTGAGGTCAGGCCGGCGGCATCGCAGACCTGCTGGGCATGC